GCTTCTTGGCGGTTGCTCGATCCCACCCTAGTCAAACGCAAGGGACGCGTTCAACATGACCGAATTAGCAAACGTCCATCCGCCGCGCAAGGTCCTTTCAGTTGCAAAGGACGTGCCAGATGACGATGCGGGACATTCTCCGCCGCGATATGTCACCAAGGGTAAGTCGCAGTTCATGGTTTGGGGCGGCGATCCCAATGATATGCCGAAGCGCGTTTACGCATGGCATGAGCGAAACATGGCGGTCAATCACGCCAAGGCGTTATGCGCTAAAACCGGTAGACGGTTCTATGTCATGCGTGCTTGGCGAGCGTTCGAGGTGGAGGCGTGACCCGCCAACCATTCCACCTATCGCTTACCGCTACCCGCCGCCGCCTCTACCGCAACCTCATTGCTGTTAACCTGCCGACCGGCGAGTATCGAGCCATGAAGTGGCTCATGGAACGCTGGTGGCGGCATGAGCGCAAGGGCGCACCGCTCGCCCCAGGCTATGAGGCTATCGCGGCTGGCATTGGCTATACGGTTCGGGCGGTCAAGCGGCTGATCGCCAAGCTGGTCGAACGCGGTTTCATCGTCGTGGCGTTCGGCGGCGTAGGCCGAGGAAACCGCAAGCGTATGGCCGTTGATTTCAAAGCGATCCGCGAGGCTTTCGCCCCCGGTTTGCTCCGCGAAGAAAAGGGGACAAATGGCGATGGTGCATATAGCAAAGGGACTAAGGTTGCACCGTCATGGGTATGGTTCTCCGGTCTGTGGGGGCGTTGCGACCGGTTCCGCGAGGGTTTCGCTAGGGCGCTAGCGCTCGAAGCACGGGAATCGTGGCGGGGATTCGTGACGGCTAGGCCGAAAGCTACCCCACGGCAGCACTTTGGTACGCACTCCGGTTCTGGATACGGGGAGGCAGTGTCATGACTGCCTACTATAACGAGAATAACTCATTTGCGGCGGCGTGGTTGCGGGAGTTAATCGCCGACAACCTGATCGCGCCCGGTGAGGTTGACGAGCGCAGTATTGAGGACGTGACCCCTAATGACCTACGACCTTTTCGACAGTGCCATTTCTTCGCCGGAATTGGCGTCTGGAGCCTTGCTGCCCGCCGCGCCGGTTGGGATGACGATGCGCCCCTATGGTCCGGTTCCTGTCCTTGTCAGCCTTTCAGCGCGGCAGGCAAAGGAGGCCGGTTCGCTGACGAGCGGCACCTTTGGCCCGCATTCCACTATCTCATCGAACAGTGTCAACCTGACCTCGTCGTTGGCGAGCAATCTGGCGGAGCAGGTGGGGAGGCTTGGATCGACCTCGTATCGGCTGACTTGGACGCAACGGGTTACGACTGCGGGGCGGTTGTTACCTGTGCTGCGGGCTTCGGTGCGCCGCATAATCGGCCCCGGACCTATTGGGTTGCCCACGCCAAGCGGCGTCAACGGCGGCAAGAATCATACGGCTGGCCGATTGGACGAGTGGGGCGGAAGCAGCAATCCGTTCCGTGGGACTGCCATTGGCAGACTGCACTCTCCGAGCTTCGAGTGTTGGATGATGGGCATCCCCGTTGCGTGGGTGGATCGGATGCGTTCCGTAATGCAGTCACGCTCGGACAAGCGGAAGGCTTCCTTGTCGCCGTCCGCGAAAGTCTAGTGGCATGAAAACGCTTCGCCCTCACCAAACGAAAGCCATCGACCAACTTCGGCAATCCCTCCGGTCGGGCAAGCGCCGCCCCGTCCTACGTCTCCCGACCGGGGCGGGTAAGACCCTCATAGCCGCCAAGATCATCGACAACGCCATCGCCAAGGGTAAGCGCATCCTGTTCGTGGTCGATGCCGTGGAGCTGATCGACCAGACCGTCAACGCGCTGTACGCCGAGGGCTTGCATGGGATCGGGGTCATTCAAGCCGATCACCCAATGACCGACGCGTCCAAGCCAATACAGGTGGCGTCGGTTCAGACGTTGGCCCGTCGCGACTGCCCAGCGTTCGATCTGTGCATCATTGATGAGTGCCACACGCTATACAAAGCCCACCACGCATTGGTCGAGGGCAGCGCCGCCCCGTTCATCGGCCTATCCGCGACGCCATGGGCTAAGGGCATGGGGCTGGTGTTTGACGACCTGATCCAGCCCGCCAGCATCGCCGAGCTTACTGACCTTGGTTACGTCGCCCGGCTCGAAGCCTACGCGCCCGGTCATCCCGACCTAACCGGCGTCAAGGTCCGCGCTGGCGAGTACGACGACACCGCCTTGTCTCAGGTCATGCGAGGCGAGAAGCTGGTCGCTGACGTGGTACAGACGTGGAGTCACATGGGGATGAACCGGCCCACGCTGTGCTTCTGCGTAGACCTCGCTCATGCCGAGACGATGCGGGAGCGGTTCGAGCGCGCGGCGATCCCGGCAGCGTTCATTTCGGGTGACACCCCGGTGATCGAGCGCAAGGCCATCCGCCGCCAGCTCGACGCCGGGGAGGTCATGGTCGTGTGTGCGGTCGGCACGATGATTAAGGGGGTGGACTGGAAGTTCGGCACGATCGTTGACGCGCAGCCCACGAAAAGTCGGATGCGGCACGTTCAGAAGCTGGGGAGACTGCGCCCGTTTTCCGAATGGCCCACTTCGATCGTGCTCGACCATAGCGACAACATCCTGCGCCTCGGGTTGCCGATCGACATCCGCTGCGACACGCTCGACTGTTCGAAGAAGGGCGAGGCGCAACAGTCCCAGGCGGAGGCTGCATCTATTCCCAAGGGCTGCCCTCGCTGCTCGGCCGTGAAGCCTGCCGGGGTGAAGCAATGCCCTGCCTGTGGGTTCGAGAACAAGCGCCACAGCGATATGGAGGAAGCCGCCGGTTCGCTTGTGCTGGTCGATGGGGATAAGAAGGGACCGAAGAAGTTGGAGGCGACACCGTTCGAGAAAGAGGTCTATTATCGAATGTTGCTCGGCTGGGCGAGGAAGGCTGGCAAGGAAGAGAAGCACGCGGCTGGTAAGTTTCGCGATAAGCACGGCCACTGGCCAGCGAAGAAGCAGGGGCTTACCCCGCTTGAGCCGTCCGCCGAGGTGTTGGCGCAGATCAAAGCTAGCCAGATACGATGGGCCAAGGGTCAGGAAGCTAAGCGGAGGAGAGCGGCATGACGAAGCGCCACGTCCCCAAAGGCCCGACCGTTGAACAGCGCGCCTACGCCCACACGATCACCATGCACTGCCCGAACATCACCGAAGCCGAGATGCAGGTACGTTGCGACATCGCCCGCATCCGTGACGAGGCAGCGGTGGGTATGTCGAGGGGCAGCGATCACCTGCTAGGCGTGCTGTCCGACGTGAACCGCATGGCGTCGCTGGCGGTTATTAGTGGTGAGCCGATGAGCAAGCTGATACGATTGCGTGGATCGCTACAGCTGCTGCTCGACGGGGCTAGGCTGGTCCAGGTGGTGTTGCGGTGACGTGGTTTCCGAATCCCGGTCGCCCGCCGTCGAAGTGGCCCGCCGATACGATGGTTATGGTCCGTTGGCATAACGATCGAGAGGCGTTACGATGCTATGAGATAAGGCAACTTGTGTGGGACAAGCGCGGGTGGGACTTTGATATTCGCCAATTCCGGCGGGTAAGTGAGGAGAAGAAACGTGGGTGATTTTGTGGGACACGCGCAGACATTTGGAGCTGTCAAAGGTACTGACCCGTATGAAGCGGCTGAATTGCACCGTAATCTGAAGCAGATGAGTGCCGGGCAATCAGGGCCAGTCACTTCCGAGCAGTTGTTGTCTGAACAGATTGGCGAGATTGACAAACTGGTCAACGAAACGCTGACAATCGTAGGTCAGAGTGCGGATCGGCTTTTTGGCCCTCGTCCCGAACCTGGTCAAGCGTCTAACGCTATTGGCGGTGGAGGCCATGTGTCGGATCGCTTGTTCGAACTCAACTCGACCGTGCGACGGCTTCTCAGCCAAGCGCAGCGGCTCAATCGCATCGGGTAAAACCGTTTGCACCCTGACGAAACCAAGCGCATAGTAACGATGCCGGGAGAGCGTATTCAAGCCCGCTCGATCCCGGCATCTAACGGCAGAGGAGGCCGCTGACATGGACGATAGCGAATTAGAGCGTAGGCGCAACCGTTCCGGCATGATCGGAGCCGCTATTGGCATTCTCATGATTGCTGTGGCTGTCGCGTCAACATGGCTACCGGAATGGATCAGGGAGTCGGTTTTTGATTTCATGGATGAGTGGATGTGGCGCGGCTTCATACCGCTCATGGGAGCTATAATCTTCGGTATGTGGGGATACCGGATTGGCCACTCGTTTCCGGAGAAGTCCGATGACTGATACACCGAACACCACGCAGGGCAAGGGCGCTTTCCAGGTCGGCGACAAGGTGCGCTACATTGGGCCAGAGCGGGTTGGACTTACCCAAGGCGCAATCTATGATTGCATTCGTGTTGGATCGTTTAACACTCCCATCCACTTTGATGATGATGGGAATGTGCGCGATCGAACAGAGAATGATTATGAGCTAGTTTCCCGTGCCGAACACCCCACCCCTACGCAGTACGCGCCCGAGCTGGTGGAGCGGATGGTGGCGCTGTGTCGCTCGGCGCAAAAACTTCCGAAGTTCAGCTATCCGCCGGGCCACGCGATCGGTGCCTTCTTCAATGAGCTAGACGCCATCGTCTCCGATCTACCGCAGGAGGTAGACCCGGACCTGATCCTTGCCCGTCGCTCCGCAGCGAACATCGGCATTGACGGGTATCTGTGGAAGCAGATTGCAGAAGGCATGTGTGACGACCAGCCGCTCGTTCTTGGGCTTAAATCCGGAATCGCGCTCGGTCGCCAGCTCGAACGAGGATATGAGGCATGACCGACCTAGACCGCCTCCGCACCCACGCAAAGACCATCGTAGAGGGAGAAGGGGCTGAGGATTTCTCACCGGCGCTGGTCGAGGCTGTGGCCGAAGCGCTATTCCTCGTGTCAGCTGAGCCGGAGCATGGCGATAGTTGGGCCAGGACGTCCCCGACAGCGTGGGGTGATAACTTCCGCAACCACGCCCGAGCCGCCCTCTCCACCATCCGTAAGCATCAGGCGGGGGAGTGATGACCGAGGGGCAGAGAAACGCGCGGAACATTCAGCGGTGGCTGATGGCGATGATTCTCGTATGCTTTCCGGCGCTTGTGCTGGATACCGCTCGTTCTTTCAGCCATGTCTTACTGGCGATGTTCGTTATGGCTTCAGCTAACTTAGTCATCGACGCCATGCGTGGACTAGCGAAAGACCGAGAATGATCGACACCATCTGGCAATCCATGCAGCGCGGCATAGGTTGGACGCTCGGGCGAAATTTGGCCAACGCGATCTGGCGTGGTATATTCGGACGATAGGAGAACCAACATGAGCCTTCTCATTTTCGCACTGCTCGCCCTGATCGTCGGCGGCATCGCTATCGCCATCATCCGCCGGGTCGTTCCCGAGTACGGTGACATCGCTAGCCTGGTCGTGCTGCTCGTCGTTGTGCTGGTCATCGCTCAGCGGGCAGGCTTATTCTGACATGAAGCGCCTATTCAAGAACGGCTACCTCCTCAAAGCCGCCGAGCACATGCGCGCCCTATCGTTAGAGGAGCGTAACGAGGCAATCGCAATGTCCCCCAACGTGGTAGACATTCGACACCTGCACAGGGGTTACGTCAGTGAGTGACGCGCAAAGTGCGCCTCCGAAAGGCGGAAATGAGAAGTTCGCTGCACAGGTAGGCAAGGGAAGGCCCAAGGGGGTGCCGAACAGGACGACGGCTCTCCTCAAGGACGCTATCCTACAAGCCGCTGAGAAGGCAGGCGGCAAGGAGGGCATGGTAGGCTACCTCACGGAGCAGGCGGACAAGAACCCTGCCGCGTTCATTGGGCTGCTGGGTAAGGTTCTCCCCATGCAGGTGACGGGCGAGGACGGTGGACCTGTGCGGATTACCCGGATCGAGCTGACGGCTGTTGCACCTGGGGATGTGTCGTCATAATCTGACGACAGGGGGTTGACCTGACGACAGTCATGACGTAATCGGTTGGGTAGCTAGAGGAGGGCGATATGACCGATGCGAAATGGCGCTGGGACGGCAATTGGCTTGTCGATGAAGGCGGCGAACTGGTGCTCGGCTACACGAGCGCCGATGACGGTTTGCATGGCGAAACTTTCGACAAACGCCTGATCGCTGCCGCTCCCGACCTGTACGATGCGTTGGCGATTTTGTGGCATCGCTACAAGGCATTGGCCGACAGTGGTGATGCTGGGTTCTGGTCGGCGGAAGAAACCGATGAGGGTAAGGCTGCCATTGCGGCGCTGACGAAGGCCAATGGCTAAGTCCAACGCCGAGCACGTAGCCGACTACCGCGCTCGCCAGAAAGCCAAGCTGGAAGCGTACGACAAGCGCACCGCCACCCTACAGCAAATCCTCACCATGCTAGACGGCAATCAAAAGCCGATGGCGGTGAAGCTGAGGGCGGTTGCAGAGGAGGGGTTGAGATGAGCGAGGCAAACATTCATGACGGCCGCTCTTGCTACCTAGATGATGAGGCGTCCCGGCCGTGGTTCGAGCGGCAGTGGTCGATCTGGCCCGTTCGCGCGGACAATGAGCTGACAACCAACATCAGCTTCCACTACGGCGGGGTGTTGGCTTATCGGGAATTGCATAAGCGTGAGCCAGCTCTGTCGGATGATTTTCGTTCGTGCGTTGAGTGGCATGACAGTCACTCGTGATGCAGGAAGTTGAACGCCACAACAAGCTAGTCGCTAACAATGGCGCAGAGGAGGGGTTGAAGTGACTAAAAATGAAACCATAGCCACACCTCTTAGAAAAGAAGTGGACGAATTTTTGAGTGGCCTGTCAGACGGCAGCCTCGTCAGCAACCTTTTAGCCGAAGAGGTCGCAGCTGACTACCGCGCAGCCATGAGTGATGCACTTGAAGCCTTAGAGCTTGCTGATGCATTGCTACGCGGTGCCAACATGAACCGCAATGTGGTAGAAAGAAAGGTAACTTCTGCCATTGCGCTTTTACAGTCCGTCGATTCTTCCATAGTCAATGCCCACCTGATCGCCGCCGCTCCCGACTTGGCTGAGGTCGCGCGAATGGTGGTGAAGGCGGCTGATCTGGCGGGCTTATCCGGCCCGTTGGGCGATGCCGCCCGCGCCGCCTTGGCACGCGCCCGTGGCGAAGATGCTCCCACAACCTAGCCGATCAGACATCCTCGCATGAGCACAGTCCGCATCGAAATGCCCGAGAAGCTGGTCCCGATATTCTCGGGCGAAGCGGACGTGCGTGGTGCCTGGGGTGGTCGTGGGTCGGGTAAGACGCGGACGTTCGCCAAGATGAGCGCCGTTCGTGCGCTGATGTGGGCACAGGCTGGCGAGGAGGGCATCATCCTGTGCTGCCGCCAGTTCATGAACTCGCTCTCGGACTCGTCGCTGGAGGAGATCAAAGCGGCGATCCGGGAGACGGACTGGCTGGTGCCTCACTTCGACATTGGTGAGAAATACATCCGCACTGGAGACGGACGCATATCGTACAGCTTCGCCGGGCTGGACCGGAACATCGACAGCATCAAGTCGAAAGCGCGGATCAAGCTGGCATGGGTAGACGAGGCTGAGCCCGTTACGGAGGAAGCCTGGACGAAGCTGATCCCGACGCTGCGTGAGACGGACTCCGAGCTGTGGGTGACGTGGAACCCCGAGCGCGAGGTGTCGGCGACGAACAAGCGGTTTCGTCATAACACCGATCCTCGGGTGAAGATCGTTGAGATCAACTGGCGCGATAACTTCTGGTTTCCCGAAATCCTGAACCGCACTCGGCTTCGCGACAAGGCTGAGCGCCCGCACCTGTACGAGCATATCTGGGAAGGCGACTTCATCACGGTTCAGGAGGGGGCCTACTACGCGCCTCACCTAACCAAGGCGAAGGAAGAGGGGCGGATTGCTCCCACGGCGGAAGACCCGAACCTGATCGTCCGGCTGTTCGCTGACATCGGCGGCACAGGGGCCAAGGCGGATAACTTCGTGTTTTGGGCAGCGCAGTTCGTCGGGACGGAGATCAGGTGGACGAACCACTATGAGCAGCAAGGCCAGCCCGTGGCGGCTCACCTCAACTGGATGCGGTCGGAGGGCTACTCGCCCGATCGGTGCAAGATATGGCTCCCGCACGATGGCGACACGCAGGACAAGGTGTTCGACACATCCTATCGCAAGGCACTGGAGGCGGCGGGGTATACGGTTGAGGTCGTGCCCAACCAGGGCAAGGGTGCGGCAATGCAGCGTGTCGAGCGTGGGCGGCAACTATTCTCCCGGATGCGCTTTGACGAGGTGAAGTGCGCGGCGGGATTGAAGGCGCTCGGCTGGTATCATGAGAAGCGGGACGACCAGCGTTTGATCGGGCTTGGACCTAATCACGATTGGTCCTCGCATTCCGCCGATGCTTTTGGTACAGGTTGCGTTGCCTATGAAGAACCGCGTAAGGCAGTTCAGATGGACCTAAGCCGCCTGAAGCGGGGAGTGATTTGATGAACGCCAAGCCTCCTGCCAGTTTAACAAGCAAGGTTGCTGATCTAATTCGTCGCCGGAAGGACGGTCAGCTTTGGCTTGCGGCCGAAGAGCAGCAACAAGACGAGCTTCGGTCCCTTCTCCGTAAAAGGCGTTGGTAATGGCGACCGCGCCCTCATTCATCGATCCGGAACTGGCTAAGCTTGATCCTCAGGCAGCAGCCAACGACACCGGCATTGATGAGGACGAACTTGTCGATGCGCTTCGCCGTGAAGCTGAGGCAGCGGAGTCGGAATACGATCGCGTCCGTGAGTATCGCCAGGCGGCACTGGACTATTACGAAGCCAAGCCGTTTGGCAACGAGGTAGACGGCCGGTCGCAGATCATCCTGCCCGACGTGCAAGAGACGATCGACTACATGGTGCCGTCTGTGTTGCGGACGTTCATCAGCGGGGATCGGGTTGTCGAGTTCGAGGCTACCGACGAGGCGGACGAGGACTTGGCCGACGAGGCTACGGCAGCGATCGGCTATAGCTTCATGCGAGATCAGGACGGCTACCGCGTTCTGCATGACTGGCTGTCTGACGGGTTGCTTCAGAAGTACGGGGTGACGAAGACCGGCGTTGTCACTGAAGAAAAGGTGCAGCGCGACCGCGTGACGATCAGCGATCCCGTCGAGCTTGAAGGGTTCGATGGCGAGGTCGAGAGCGCCGAACCGAACGAGGACGGCAGCTACACACTCGAACTGAAGCGCACGATTACCCGCAAGCTGTTCACCGACCAGCCCATCCCGGCGGAGGAATTCCGCTATTCGGCGCGTGCCCGGCATGAGGACGAGTCGGACTATCTGGCGCACGTCCCGATCAAGACCCGCTCCGATCTGGTGGACATGGGTTTCGACCGCGAGCAGGTGTACGGACTGCCCAGCTACACGGCCTTGCCTCGCGAGCGCGACCAGGACGGAACGTGGGAGCCTGACCCCGAGAGCACGCCTGCGCTTCAGATGGTCGAGCTGCGTGAGGAATACGCTCGCATCGACATAGACGGCGACGGGATTGCCGAGCGGGTCCAAGTGTTCCGGGTAGAGGACGAGATTCTACGATGGGCCGATGGTCAGCTAGCGATTGAGACGGTGGACGAGCAGCCGTTCTCCGTGTTCTGCCCTTTCCCCCGTCCGCATCGCCTCGTCGGGTATTCGCTTGCCGACAAGGTGATGGATATTCAGCTGGGCCGATCCACGATCGCTCGCCAGCTGCTCGACGGGATGTACCAGGCGAACCTCCCCCGCCCTATCATCGGCGATCGAGGGACAAACGAGAATACGATTGACGACATCCTCTCGCCGATCGCTGGTTCGCCTATCCGTATGGCCGACATTAGCCAGATCGCGCCGTTCCAGAACAGCTTCGACGTAGGCAAGTCGCTGACCGTCATGGAGTGGATGACCGGCGAGCGGGAGTCGCGGACTGGCATTACCCGGCTCAATCAGGGCTTGGACGCCGACGCGCTGAACAAGACTGCCACCGGCACGGCCATGATGCAGGCGCAGGGGCAGCAGCAGGAAGAGTTCGTCGCTCGCAATTTCGCCGAGGCGTTTTCTCGGCTGATGGCCAAGAAGTACCGGCTGATGCGTCGCGAGGGCGAGCCGTTCAAGATCAAGGTCGATGGCCAGTATAAGCAGGTTGATCCCTCGCTGTGGCCCGAGGACGTAAACATCGGCATTCGCGTTGGGTTGGGTACGGGGTCGAAGGACAAGCGCATTCAGGCGCGCATGATGCTTGCGCCGATCCTCGCCGAAGGCTTCGCTAATGGGCAAGTCGAGGGCAAGCACCTGTTCCACGCTGTCGATGGGCTGGTGCGCGACATCGGGCTTGGGCAGGGCGATGACTTCTGGATTGATCCCGACGCGCCGCCCGAGATCGATCCGCAGACCGGCCGGCCTGTTCAGAAGGAAGAGAAGCCCGATCCCGAGGCACTGGCGGCACAAGCCGAGCAGCAGCGGGAAGATGCCAAGTTCCAGGCGGAACAGCAGCGCGCGCAGGCTCAGATGGACATGGACCGCGAGAAGGCAGCGGCGCAGCTACAGCTAGAGCGCGACAAGGCATCGGCGTTGATCGAAGCCCAGCGGGAGCGTCATGCGCTGGAGATGCAGCAGAAGAGAGAGGCCGCCGCGCTTGACGACCAGCTTGCGCGTGCGAGGGCAAAAGCCGAAGCTGACATCGCCGTGTACCGGATTGACCGGGAGGCGGAGGTGAAGGCTTATGCCGCTCGTGTCGCCGGGAAGACTGATGATAGCGACATCGGCCAGAACCGTGAAGGTGGGAGTCTCGACGCATGACTGATATTGAAACCGGTCCGGCAAGTCCGCTGTTCGCCATGGAGTTCGAAGCGCCTGACGAGTTCACCCTGCTCATCAATCGTGTGACTGATGGTGGCTGGCTGCCTATGAGCAGAGTCGAGCTTAGGGAGCTTCGCTCGATCTGCGACCAAGCGCTTAACACCAGTGAGGATGAGCTTGGCGATGTGGATTTCTGACATATGAACATCATTGATATGTCTCGCCAGCGCTGGCAACGTGCTGAGAAGTGCACCGACGTTGCCGCTGTGGACGCCTTGCGCGAGGCAATTGCTATGATCGAAGCGGGCGAAGTGAAGGCGGAGAGCGTCACTGTGGTATTGCTCGTAGAGGACGCTGACGGCGATCAGTATGTCGAAATGCTTCATGGTGGCCCGGCGTCAACCAACGAGCGTATTGGCATGCTAGCTCGCGCTCAATATGTGTCGATCACTGGTGGTGTATGACGTGGCTTGACCGCATCCTCGCGTACTTCGGCTACATCCCCGCCGATGCACCCCGCCCCTATGCTCGCGTCAACAACGGCACCGACGCCATTGCACGCGGGCAGCGGTGGGAAGCGTTCTACAACGAAGAGGACGGTCTCCGCGACATGATCGGCGGGCTGCGGCGTGACTACTTCGAGAAGGTCGGACAGCTTGCACCAGGCGACACTGAGGGGCTTCGCGCTCTCGGCATGGCGGACAGGATCGCCCGTGAGATCGAGCGCAAGGTTCAGACGGTAATTGAGACAGGGCATATCCGCGCTAGCCAGCGGGATCATGCCGACAAGATAGCGTCAATCCGGCGCTAGTAACGGAGAGTGAAATTGGCCCATTCTGATATTCAGGAAGCCGGTGACGACCTCGACAGCGCGGCGCTGGCGATTGGTGATTTGAACCTTGACGACTTCGATGAAGAAGTAGAAGAGGGACAGCGCGCGGATGATGCTTCGGAACCCGATGAGGGGGATGAAGTTGAAGACGAGCAGCAGGATGACGAAGAGGACGAACCGGGTGAACCGGCCATCGATGCTCCCGTCAGCCTGACCGCCGAGGAAAAGGCGAAGTTTGCCGGGCTTCCCAAAGATGCCCAGCAGTACGTCGCCGACTTGGAGGCCCGCCGGGCAGTTCAGGTCCAAACGGCAACTACGAAGGCTTCCGAGGCCCAGCGTGCCGCAGAGATGGCAGCAGCCCGAGCCGACGCACAGGCGCAG